CTGAGATTCAAGCGGTACTTGAGCCACTCAAGGTACGTGTTATCAGCAAGGGACCATCGGCTCCTTACTACTTTGCTAAAGGACTGCAAAGTGCACTGCACTCGATCATGCGTCACATGCCATGTTTTCGGTTAATCGGGAGACCCCTCTCGCCGACCGACCTCATGGACTTGGACCGCGGTGACTTGGCGGATCACTGGTATAGCGGTGACTACGAGGCGTCTACTGACAACAGTTCGGCGCGTCTGGGCATGGCTATATTCAGCGTTCTCGTCGAAGAACTTGACGATTATGATATTGAAGTGTACAAAGCAGTTCTCGCTCCCCATATGGTCAACTATCCCAGGGTCCCTGGCATGCCTGATCTGGCGCCTGTTCTTCAGAAGAATGGGCAGTTGATGGGTTCCGTTCTCTCGTTCCCGGTGCTGTGTCTCATGAACCTCGGACTGTATTTACAGACAGTCTTTGAGGGGGTTGAGTCACCAACCAAAGAGCAGATTACGAATGCGTGTGAGAAGGTCCTGATCAATGGCGACGATATTCTATATCGTGCTTCGATCGACGAGACCATCCGCCACGCGGCGAACGGCAAAGCGGTCGGACTTTCGATGTCGGTTGGCAAAACGTACGCACATAAACGGTATGCTAATGTCAACTCGACCTCAATCGACTACGTGATGGGAGGCGATCATCCGGGCACTCCGTGCCAGATTGACTTCCTCAACACGGGTCTCTTCTTCGGTCAGCACAAGGTCATGGGGCGTGTCGGCGCAGAGGTCGAGGAGGGTTCTAAATCCTCAGCGACGTCTGTGATCGACGCGTTCCTCGCCGGTGCTCTACCGGGGCGACAGGCTGAGCTTCTGGGAGATTATCTCAAACAGAATGCTCCGGCTATTCGCGAGGAGACACGTGGTCGCAACCTTTTTATCGCCAAATCTCTCGGCGGTATGGGGGTGCGGCTTCCGGTCGGTTTTCGATTGAGAGCGACTGTCGGCCAGATGCAGCTTGCGGGCATGCTGCTCTGTCTAACGGACCATCCGATGGTCGCTATCCAGCCGTACGATAGAAAGGTCTATCGCACCGCTGCTTCCAAGATCGAACCTTGGATTCCAATGCTAAGTTCAGCAAAGGAATTGCGTGAGTTAACGGGTAAGTTCCGTCGAGCATATCAACGTATTCGTAATGGTACGATACTTGAACTCGGTATTACTTCGTCCTCGCGCTGGTCTTGGAGGGACAACAGTTCCACTCATTAGACGATCCGTCGACGTCTCGGAAAGACGTTAAACTTGTCCATGGGGTCTTTGCCTCATTGCCCAAAACGGTGGTCACCGCAGACCTTAATACTTCCGTACTAAGCGAAGCACAGTTGGGTACTAAGATCCTCGGATCGGCCAATCTTCGCGGAATGTCGAACGACTGCACGGGTAAACCCTGTTGGCACAGGTGGATAATGAGATGCGCAAGCATCGGCCACTCCAATAGAGCAGCAAATGATGTACAGTCTCTCCAGTAGATGGGAGGGATCCCATACCACATCTACAAATGCGCCGAACACGCGCCTCGAACGGCTCCACTTCCGGAAAAGGTGGATCGAAGGCGAAGCCCGCCCCCGCAGCACAGCGGGTTAACAAAGCACCGGTTGCGG